CAATATATGAGTCAGGAAATATCCAGCCTGCTAAACAAAAAGGAGCAAAAAGAAAATGAAGGAACAGTTGTCGACATCGGCGCAAAAGCCAAAGATAGAACTACCGAATAAAGAACTGGTAGGCGTTAAAAAAGATTTAAAATCAGATTCAGCTAAATTACCTAAACCTACGGGTTGGAGAATTTTAGTTTTACCTTTTAAACAAAAAGAAAAAACTAAAGGTGGAATTATTTTAGCAGATGACACTATAGAAAAATCACAGGTTGCATCTACCTGCGGTTTAGTATTGGACATGGGTCCTCATTGTTACGACAAAGAGAGATACCCAGAAGGTCCTTGGTGCAAAAAAGGTGATTGGATTGTATTCGCAAGATACGCCGGATCACGTATTAAAATAGATGGGGGTGAGATAAGACTTCTTAACGATGATGAAATCTTAGCGACCGTGGAAAACCCCGAAGATATATTCCATGAATTTTAACAACCATAGGAGGAAACTATGCCAAGTGATATAGACGGTGAAAAAAAGACAATAGACATAGATGACAAAGGCCCTGGTGCTGAAGTTATCTTTCCAGAAGAAAAACAAGCAGAGGAAAAGGAATCAAATGAAACAATTATTGAAACCATTGAAAACGATACTAAGCCCGATGACGCATCTGAGAAATCTGATCAGCCAGTGGATGTTCGAGATGAGAAGAACGAAGGCGGAGAAGTTGAGAAGGAAGCTGTGGAAGAAGGGAGTGATAAGCAGCCAGATAACTCTAAAGCAGTTGAAGAGTATAGCGAAGGAGTTAAGAAAAGAATAGCCAAGCTAACTAAAAAAATGAGAGAAGCTGAAAGGCAAAAAGAAGAAGCCATTCAGTACGCTAGACGTGTTACAGCAGAAAAAAATGAGTTAGGTAAAACTGCTACAAGTTTAGATAAAAATTACACACAAGAGATGGAAGGAAGAATTTCTTCTTCTATTGCAGCAGCACAATCTAAATTGGCTATTGCAAGAGAACAAGGTGATGCAAAAGCTGAAGTAGAAGCTTTAACTTCAATATCTCAATTAGGTTATGAACAAGGCAAACTTGCTGAAATTAAAAGCAGGCATGCTATGGAGGAAAAGGAAGCTAAAGCTAGACCTGTACTTCCAACACAACCTACACAAGCCGCTCCACCACCAGACCCAAGAGCAGAAGAATGGGCTAGTAGAAATGAGTGGTTTGGTAAAGATAACGCAATGACGTACACTGCGTTTGATTTACATAGAAAAATTACCGAAGAAGAGGGTTTAGATCCTCAATCTAACGAATACTATGCAGAAATAGATAAAAGAATAAGACTTGAATTTCCGCATAAATTTGGTAAGGTAGAAAACCAGACTAGCAAACCTACACAAAACGTTGCCTCTGCAACGCGTAGTTCAAAGGCCGGTCGCAAATCTGTGAGGCTCACATCATCACAGGTCGCAATAGCGAAAAAACTAGGTGTGCCATTAGAAGAGTATGCAAAACAATTAATCACGAAGGAGGTATAAGCATATGACAAATAAAAAACCAACTCGTGCGAGCCAAAGTAAAAGTGAAGCAACGAAAGTTACATCACAGGCAGCAACGGCAAAACCGAAAACTGTTAATAAACCTTGGACTCCACCATCGTACTTAGATACGCCCAACGCGCCAAACGGATACCGACACAGATGGGTCAGGATTGAAACTTTGGGAGTTCCCGACACTAAGAACATACAAGGAAGACTAAGATCTGGGTATGAACTTGTAAGAGTCGATGAATATCCACAAGAAGATTTTCCCGCTATCCAGGATGGCAAATACGCTGGGGTTATAGGTCACGGAGGCCTTGTGCTGACAAGGGTACCAGAAGAAATCGCGCGTCAACGAGAAGAGTATTATAGACAACAAGCTCAAGATCAAGTTGATGCAACTGATAACGATTTACTGAAGGAACAGGATAGTAGAATGCCTATCGATATCGATAAGCAATCTCGTACCTTCGGTGGCAAACGATAGTTAGAAAAATTTAACGATCCAAACCAACGAAACATAACGTTAACCGTAAAACTGCGGATAGTAGTTTTACATAAGGAGAAAAAATATGGCAAATGCGTCAACAGTTGGGTTTGGATACAGACCCATTAAAATGGTTGGTCAGGCATATAATAACGCTGGACTCTCAGAGTACAGTGTTGCTGCTTCTTCTGCTTTAATTTCGCACGCATGTTTGGTGCAATTAACAGCAAATGGAGTAGTACTCGCATCAGGAGACGGAGGGGCAAATAACCTCGGTACCCTGAATGGAGTATTCTATACTGATGCAACTTCAAATAAGCCAACATTTAGTAACTTTTCACCAGCAGCTAATACTGCTTCTGATATAGTAGCTTTTATCAACGACAATCCTCAACAAATGTTTGAAGTTATGTCTGCAGATACTACTTTTAATCAGAACGAAGTAGGACACTGTGCTGATCAAGTTAATGATGTTGGGGTAACTCCACTGTTTATTTCGAAATCAAAAATTTCGGCTACAACAGCGGCAGCTATCGCACAACTAAAAATAATAGGTGTTTCTAAAGATCCAGATCATTCAGATACTACTGAAGCAGGTTTTGCTTTAAGAGTAATGATATGTGAGCATCTTCTTGGAAACAACGTAGCAGGTATATAAGGAGATAAATTATGGCTATATCACGAAACCAACTAGTTAAAGAACTAGAGCCAGGATTGAACGCCTTGTTCGGCCTGGAATACAAATCTTATGAACAGCAATGGTCTGAGATTTACACAACTGAGTCAT